TTGTGAACATTGAGCAGGAGATATCACGCTGCCTGCTGAACGGTGATGAAGACCTGTTTGCTGAGTTCTCCGTTGAAGGCTTGCTTCGTGCCGACAGCGCCGGACGCTCCGCTTATTACACCACCGCTCTGCAGAACGGCTGGATGTCCCGTAATGATGTGCGCCGTCTGGAAAATCTGCCGCCGATTGAAGGTGGTGATATCTACACGGTGCAGCTGAATCTGACACCGCTTGAGGACTTACGCAAAAACAGCACCGCCGCAAGGGCCACGCTGTTGCGCGAAGTTCACAATGCCGTTTTCCCTGACATTCCTTTCGAACAATCACCGCTTAAACAGGCGGCTTAGGAGCATCCCCAATGACAGTAAAAAGTCTTCCGGCAGCGCCGGAGGGGCGGCCTTTTGCGCGCGAAAACCGCGATCTGCCGTCTTCCGCAATGGATCGCTGGAACGGCGGCATCAAGGCCGCAAAGAGTGATGAAAACAGCATCTCCGTGTTCGACGTCATTGGCGCTGACTGGTACGGCGACGGCGTTACCGCCAGCCGCATCGCTGCCGCGCTCCGCTCAATCGGCGGTGCCGACGTGACCGTGAACATCAATTCGCCTGGCGGCGACATGTTTGAAGGCCTGGCGATTTACAACCTGCTGCGTGAGTACGAAGGGAAGGTCACCGTCAAGGTGCTGGGCCTTGCAGCCTCCGCTGCATCGATTATCGCGATGGCCGGTGATGAGGTGCAGATCGGTCGCGGTGCCTTTCTGATGATCCATAACTGCTGGGTGTATGCGATGGGCAACCGTCACGACCTGCAGCAGATTGCGGCGGATATGGTGCCTTTTGATAAGGCGATGAACGATATCTATGGCGCACGTACCGGTCTGGATGCGGACACCATCGACGCGATGATGAATGCCGAAACCTATATCGGCGGCAGCGATGCGGTTGAAAAAGGTTTTGCAGATCGCCTGCTGGCGGCAGATGAGATTGCTGACGGCGACGACAGCCCTGCAGCTGCACTGCGCAAGCTGGACGCGATGCTGGCAAAAACCGATGCACCGCGCTCCGAGCGTCGAAAACTTCTTAAAGCGTTAACCGGCAGCAAGCCTGGCGCTGCTGCCACCCCTGAAGGTATGCCGGGCGCTACCGACGAAATCAACCCCGAAAATATTGCTCAACTTAAAAACGCGCTCGCCGCGTTCGGCTAATAAGGATTCATCATGTCAGATGTAAATGAGTTACTGAAAAAAGTATCTGCAAAGCTGGAGGAAGTGTCCGGCACTTTCAGTCAGAAGGCTGAAGATGCGCTAAAAGAAGCGAAAAACTCCGGCCAGCTGTCTGCTCAAACCAAAGAAGCAGTAGATAAAATCGCCACTGAATTTAACGCGCTGACTGAGGCAAACAAGTCACTGAAAGCATCGCTGGGCGATCTGGAGCAGCACGTTGCACAGATGCCGCTGGCGAATGCTAAAAACGTTATTGAAACCGTGGGCGGTCAGGTTGTTTCTTCTGAAGCGCTGAAGGCGTTTTCAGCAAGCATCGAAGGCAATAAGCGTCTGAGCATCCCCGTTAAGGCGGCACTGCTTTCAGTGAACGTGCCAGGCACAATAGTAGCGCCTGACCGTCTGCCTGGCATCGATCAGCAGCCTAAACAGCGCCTCTTTATCCGCGATCTGATTGCGCCGGGGCGTACTGAATCCAATACCATCTACTGGGTTCAGCAGACCGGCTTCACCAATAATGCAGCGACCGTTGCTGAGAACACCAAGAAGCCGTACAGCGATATCACTTTTGCGGAAAAAATCACACCGGTCCGCACCATCGCGCACCTGTTCAAAGCCGCCAAGCAGATTCTGGATGATATGCCTCAGCTGCAGTCGACGATTGACGCCGAACTGCGCTACGGCCTGAAGTACGTTGAAGAGCAGGAAATTCTGTTCGGTGACGGCACCGGCACGCACCTGAACGGTATCGTTCCGCAGGCATCTGCATACGCTGCTGCATTCAGCGTGGCGAATCAGAGCGGTATCGATGATCTGCGACTGGCTATGCTGCAGGCGCAGCTGGCACGCTTCCCGGCCTCCGGCCATGTTCTGCACTTCATCGACTGGGCGAAGATCGAGCTGACTAAAGATTCGCTGGGCCGTTACATTCTGGCGAACCCGGCAGCGCTGACCGGTCCTACCCTTTGGGGTCTGCCGGTTGTCGCGACCGAAGCGGCTGCGTTCCAGGGTAAATTCCTGACCGGCGCATTCAATGCCGGTGCGCAGATTTTCGACCGCGAAGATGCCAACGTGGTTATCTCCACCGAAAACGCCGACGACTTTGAGAAAAACATGATCTCAATTCGTTGTGAAGAGCGTCTGGCGCTGGCCGTTAAGCGTCCTGAAGCGTTCGTTTACGGTTCCTTCACCGCACCTGCTGCAGCTGCGTAACAGCAATGGCGGCCTCCGGGCCGCTTTTCCGGGAGTAACACATGAAACTGCTTCTGATTAAACCGAATTATTTCGGCGGTACTGTCGTTTCTGAAGGCAACACCATCGAGACCACCGAACAGCACGGTCGCGAGCTGATTAAGCTGGGCTATGCCAGTGAGGTGGATGACAGCGCAGCGGAGAAAGCGGCAGCTGAGGCGAAGGAAAAAGCCGAAGCCGAAGCGCTTGCGAAGGCTGAAGAAGAGGCCAAAGCAAAGGCCGCGGCTGAAGCCCAGGAAAAAGCGGATGCTGAAGCCAGCGCGAAAGCGGCAGCTGAGGCGAAGGAAAAAGCCAAAAAATAAGGCGTTGTCATGCTGCTGACACTTGAAGAAATTAAACAGCAGTGCCGTCTGGAGAGCGACTTCACGGAAGAGGATCGGCTGCTTGAGCTTTTTGCGCTGGCAGCCGAGGCAAAGGCGGTGACCTACCTCAACCGCAATCTTTATAAAACGGTGGCAGATATTGCACCGCTTGATACGGATGGCATGGTAGTCACCGAAGATATCCGGCTTGCCCTGCTGATGCTGGTCAGTCACTGGTATGAGCATCGCAGTTCAGTATCAGAGCTGGAGATGACGGAGACGCCGCAGGCTTTTGAGTTCCTGCTTTATTCACGGCGTCTGCCGGTGTCGGGGTATTAGCATGCAGCAACGCTCATCAAATACCAGCGCCGTCTTCACGCTTCCCGACCCCGGTGAGCTGAATAAGCGCATTCACCTGCGCCAGCGAATCGACCAGGCGGCAGCGGATTACGGCACCGAGCCTGTTTATCAGAATGAAAAGGACGTCTGGGCGAAGGTCCGGCAGGTGGGTGCCACCACCTATCATGAGTCCGTTCAGGCTGATGACACCATAACCCACTACATGACGATCCGTTACCGCCGGGGCATTACGTCAGATTTTGAGGTGGTTTACGGCGGCTACGTGTATCGCGTCAAGCGCCTGCGCGACCTCAACTCTGCCGGTCGTTATCTGCTGATGGAGTGCGAGGAGCTTAGGGTTGTGGAAAGCGACGGAGATATGTATGGCTAAGCCGCTTCTGCACGTTGACTTTGAACAGCCTAAAGACCTCGTTTTCAACCGGGCAAAAATGCGCCGCGCCTTCATTCAGATTGGTCAGGTGCATATGCGTGACGCCAGGCGTCTGGTTATGCGCCGCGGTCGTTCTGCTCCGGGCGAGTATCCGGGATTCAGAACCGGCAGGCTGGCGCGGTCAATTGGTTATTACGTTCCCCGCGCATCAAAAAGCCGTCCGGGCCTGATGGTGCGCATTGCGCCAAACCAGAAGCGGGGAGAAGGCAACCGCCTTATTGAGGGTGACTTTTACCCGGCGTTTCTGTTCTACGGCGTGAAGCGTGGCGCTAAACGCAAAAAGAGTCACCACAAAGGCAAATCCGGCGGTAATGGCTGGCGCGTTGCCCCGCGTAAAAACTACATGACGGAGGTACTGGAGGCGCGCAAAACGTGGACGCGCTATGTGCTTACCCGTGCGCTGCGTACCTCCCTGCGTCCTGAAAGGAAAAAGAAATGAAGCTATCACTGGTGATCGCCGCTCTCCGGGCGCGATGTCCGATGTTCGCGGGCAACGTAGCCGGGGCGGCTGAATTCAAGTCTATCCCCGAAACCGGAAAGATGAAGCTGCCTGCGGCGTATGTGGTGCCGACCGAAGACGTCACCGCTGAGCAGAAGTCCCTGACTGACTACTGGCAGAACGTAACCGAAGGCTTTGCTGTTGTCGTGGTGCTGGATAATACGCGCGACGAGCGCGGTCAGGCGGCAGGGTATGACGCCGTGCAGGACGTGCGGCAGCAAATCTGGAAGGCGCTGCTGGGCTGGGAGCCTGATTCAGACGCAGGTCCGGTGGCGTATTCTGGCGGACAGCTTCTGGATATGGATCGGGGTCGCCTCTACTACCAGTTTGAATTCATGCTGACGCGGGAAATCACTGAAGAAGACACGCGCCAGCAGGATGATCTCGACGCCCTGGACGATCTGAAAACGGTCGACATTAATGTTGACTACATCAATCCGGGCAATGGTCCTGACGGCCTTATCGAACACCACACCCAAATCAACCTCAGCGAGTAAATCATGCAAATCAGACCCAAGCGCGGGCGGTCAGTTCCTGACCCTGTCCGGGGCGATCTGCTGCCTTCAGAAGGCCGGAACGTCGAAGAGAGCAGCTACTGGCACCGCCGCATTGCGGATGGTGATGTCGAAGAAGTCAGCGCGGAAGAAGAAAAGCCCGCTGCTGACGCCAAGAAAAAGGGCGGTGAATAATGTCAGCCTCGTTCCCCACTATTCCGTCAGACCTACGCGTGCCGCTGTTCTGGGCCGAAATGGACAACAGCGAAGCGAACACCACGCAGAGCAGCGGCCCGTCACTGCTGATTGGCCTCGCCTCAGCTGACAGCACCATCGCTAAAAACAAACTGACCATCATGCCGTCTGCCGCGCTGGCGGGTAAGGTTGCAGGCCGTGGCAGCCAGCTGGCCCGCATGGTGGCACAGTATCGCGCTGTCGATCCGTTTGGTGAGCTGTGGGTTATCGCAGTGACCGAGCCAGAAGGCGAGACTGCCAAAGGCACCGTGACGCTGACCGGCAATGCGCAGGCGTCAGGTTCTCTCAGCCTGTATATCGGTGCGGTGCGCGTTCAGGCCGCCGTGGTGACCGGCGACGCTCCGGCAGCCGTGGCCGCGACGCTGGCCGCTGCCGTTAACGCCAATGCTGACCTGCCGGTGACCGCCGCTGCAGCGGCTGGCGTTGTCACACTTACTGCCCGTCACAAAGGCCTGACCGGCAACAGTATTCCGCTGGCGCTGAACTACTACGGCACCGTGGGCAGCGAAGCCACGCCTGACGGCGTTAACGTTGTGATTGCCGCTATGGCGGGCGGTACGGGCTCACCGTCACTGGCTGCAACCGTGGCCGCGATGGGCGATGAGCCGTTTGACTTCATCGGCACGCCGTTCAGTGATTCCGCATCGCTGCAGACACTGGCGCTGGAGATGAACGATTCTTCCGGTCGCTGGGGCTATGCGCGTCAGCTTTACGGTCATGTTTACACGGCGAAAATCGGCACGCTCTCTGACCTGGTTGCCTTCGGCGACACCATGAACAACCAGCACATTACCGTTGCCGGTTATGAGCCTGCTGTTCAGACTGCAGCGGATGAGCTGGTCGCACTGCGCACCGCACGCAACGCCGTGTTTATCCGCACTGACCCGGCCCGCCCGACGCAGACAGGTGAGCTGATCGGCGCATTACCGGCACCGGCAGGCAGCCGCTTTACCCTGACCGAGCAACAGTCGCTGCTGAAGCACGGTATTGCCACGGCCTACGCTGAGAGCGGCGTGCTGCGCATTCAGCGCGACATTACTACCTATCAGAAAAATGCCTATGGCGTGGCAGACAACAGCTACCTGGACAGCGAAACGCTGCATACCAGCGCTTACGTTATCCGTCAGCTGAAAAGCATTATCACCAGTAAATACCCGCGCCATAAGCTGGCTAATGACGGTACGCGCTTTGGTCCGGGTCAGGCCATCGTGACGCCTGCCGTACTGAAGGGTGAGATGTGCGCCAGCTATCGGGCAATGGAGCGGGCAGGCATTGTGGAGAACTTCGATCTCTTCAAGCAGCATCTGGTGGTAGAACGCAACGTCAGCGACCCGACCCGCGTGGATGTCCTGTTCCCGCCGGATTACGTCAATCAGCTGCGCGTCTTTGCGCTGCTGAATCAGTTCCGTCTGCAATACAGCGAGGAGACCGCGTAATGTCAAAGATTGCGGGTACCTGTTATTTCAAAATTGATGGTCAGCAGCTTTCGCTGACCGGCGGTATCGAGGTGCCGATGAACACGCGGGTCAATGATGATGTCATTGGCATTGACGGTTCTGTGGATCGTAAAGAAACACACCGTGCGCCATATACCAAAGGCACCCTGAAAGTGCCTAAAAACTTCCCCGTCGATAAAATCACTAACTCTGACAACATGACGATCACTTCTGAACTGGCAAATGGTCAGGTCTATGTGCTGTCAGAGGCGTGGCTTTTCGGCGAGGCTAACCATAACGCGGAAGAAGGCACGGTTGATGTTGAATTCCACGGCTCAGAAGGATTCTATCAGTGAGTGAACTTCAGCTTTCAAAACCAATTACGGCACACGGTGAAACTATCCATGTGCTGGAGTTACGCGAGCCAACTTTCGATGAGATTGAGCAGATCGGCTTTCCGTTTACCATCGGCAGCGAAGGCAACATCAAAATCGATAGCTCTGTGTCGCTTCGTTACATACCTGTCCTGGCTGGCGTTCCCCGTTCGTCTGCCAGCCAGATGGCGAAGATTGATATTTTCAAAGCCTCAATGACGATTCTGGGTTTTTTTACCGGCTCGGGAGCGGGAGAAATCTCCGGCAGCGATGTTACAACGTCGCTCACTTCTGGCGAAT